CCGCCTTTCAAGCGGGCTTATAATTAGGATGCGGCTCTTGTTATGTCAATATGGTAAGTAACTGTCTCAGTTCCTACCGTCACATCAATTGTGAGGTGATTTACACCAACGTCAAGTGCGGCAGTTCCGGCTTGCGTTACTGTGCTGCCTGCGTCATCTTTTTGCAGGATGGTAGCGCCCGTCAGAGTGCTTGTCATCGTGACGCCTGTTGTAGCGTTTGACACCGATCCGGCATAATGCAGCCATGATTTATCTGTAGCAAAGAGCGGGGCAAGTGTCACAGAACCTATAACCATTGTCGTCAATATCGTGTTGATAGGAGCGGCAACAAACGCCAAATCGGTGGGGCTGAAAGAACCAAGTACCGGATTACCAACAAAGTTGATTGTGTAATTCAGCTTTGCAGATGCGCCACCATCGCCGCCGAAAGAGTCAAACTGAATTGAGCATGGCTGCTTTTCTGCGTAGTAGTAGGTAAGTGCGGGAGTTTCATAAATCCAGACATTGACGACCTCTGTCTCTGCGCTATCCAATACAGCGCGGTTTTTGCGAAGGTTATCAAGGAATTCAAATACCGCATCACCATTGATTGCTACCGCTTCAATTGGCAGGGTGGGGGCGTATGAATCAATGGATACAGAGGCGTTAGCCTCGTGAATATAGTTTTCAGTTACTACATTGGGATTCATGGCGATTTGAGCCGCCGAAACACCATCACCAATAAGCGACCAAACAGGGGAGAGAAGAGTACCGGTATTCAGGAAGTGCTTTACCTGATTTCTTTTTATTTTGCCCATGTTATCCGCCTATGAAGGGGTAAAAGCTTTTGAGGAAGTATTGAAAGTTCCTGCAATGGGATCGCCCACAAAGTTAATTGTGTAATTGATCTTGACTGCCTTTCCACCATCACCGCCAAATGAATCAATCTGGATTGCGACGGTCTGCTTTTCGGCTGGGTACGCAGTAGGACCACCCGACTCATAAGCCCAAACGTTGACAATGTCGGTTTCAGCATCGTCCAGCACGGCGCGAGCCTTGCGGAGTGCGTCTACAAACTCAAATACCGCGTCACCCGTTACCGCTGTTTGTTCGGCGGGGAATGTCGGGGCGTAACCATCAACGCTGATTGTCGCGCTGTCCTCATGGATATATGTCTCAGTGGTTACGTTTGGATTCATGGCGATAGCGCCCGTTGTCACACCATCACCAAGCAGGCTGTAAGTTGCTGTAGTGGCCGGAGTGGTATTGATATAAGTAAGAACCTGACTTCTTTTAATTTTTGCCATTGTGTTGCTCCTTGTTATGGCTTATCTTGATCGTACTCAATGCGGCATGTCATTTGATAAATTGCGGTTTCGCTTTCGCCTTGCTGATATAAAAACGGTTGACTGACCGCTTCAATGATTGTTGGGTGTTGATTACTGTTTAATGTAAGTCCAGTAAAAACGCCCGCCAAAGTCTGGGACTCGAACCAATCAGCGACGCCTTCAAAAAATCCACTATTTGCCAGCCTTGTAGCGTCATCGGCTGTCAAGGCTATCATTTGCAAGGCAAAGTTAAATTGGCGGGTACTGCCCCCCGCAATATCGGTTTCGATAATCCTAACGCCTGGCTGGGGGGAGATAGAGAACTCGTTTGGGTTTCCATTGAGGGCGTCAACCAATACAATCCCATTTGATCCAATGCCGCTGTATGTTTTTATGTATGTCTGTAGCGCAGCTAAAATAGTTGTTGTCATCCTTGACCTGCCAGCTTCTTAGCGCCCTTGATAATCTCTTTACCGCTTACGGCTTTCATTCGGGCAAACCAAAACGGCCCGCGTAATTGTCCCGTCTGACTGCCTGGCTTCCTTCCGCTGTAGTATTGTTTCTTTGCATAAGGCGCAATCCACATGACAAGCCCACTGCCTATTTCAGAACCTAGTATTCCGGTCTTGATAAGCGTCCCCGTCAGCAAGGGCGTGTATGGTTCGCAAAGTCTTATAACCTCGCTATCGACAAACCTTTGAGCGGCGGTGTAACGTGCCGTCCATTTCTGGACAAAGTTTGGATTCCAAATCAGTTCGGCTTTGCCGTTCTTGTCAATGTCGATGTGTCCTCGAGGGGTTCTGATTATAGGCGTCATTTTGCACCAATTTGCCAATGTTGTAATGACAGGCTTCCCGCGTCCATCGTATCGACTGAGGATATGGTCAAAACATTGTCATATTTGGCAAACAACTGGCTTGTCGTGAAGCCAGTACCGATCTCATCGGATACCAAGCCTTTTACGATGACATCGCCCTCACAGAGCGTCCATTTTCCCGTTTTGGTAACAAGCGCCTGCCATGCTTTAGGGTCAAGGTGATTCGCGCCGCGTTGAAGGGGGACGTAGATAGTTGCAACATTTGACGCCAGCTTGCCCGAACTTGTACCCATGACGGCTTTTGTATTTTCCCATTTCACATCTACAATCTGCGTCCGTTGGTACTTCTCAACGCCCGCAAGAAAGTATTTGTTATAGATGGTCATGGAGGCATTAACTAACATCAATATCACCGCCATATTCACCAGAAGCGAAGCCGCGAAACATCAAGCCGGTTGAGGATAGATAAAGGGAGGCTTGATCTGCAAGTTTTTGGACACTGGATTTCATCTTGACTGAGTTTGTCGCATAAGATACTGAGTTATTGCCCGTTGACTCGCTCTGTATGCCGTCGGCGTTTCCGTTTGCCGCCTGCGTCTGTAATTCCTCTGCCACCGCACAAGTCGCCATTTTGATCTTATCTATGGTTGCTGCATCTGTTGCAGCGGCGATGATTGCGGCTGTGCGGTTGAATGTCAGGACGTCAATTTGTGCGCTTGCCCGTAGTGCCAACTGAGCAAACAAGGTAGAGGCTATGACGGAACCTAAATATGTGTCGGTATAATACTGATAAGTAACATACGTTGTTGTCATAGCCTCGAATCCTTTAGCTCTTGCGTAATATCAGCGCCATGTAAACCTTTGTCGAAAGGTCGCTTGCGCTCGACTGTTGGATTTGATCTGCAACAGTAATGGCACTCTCAAACAATGACGCTTTATCCCCCACATCTGCGGCGACCTGTCCAGTTACGGAAAGAACAACATCGTTGACTTTTACACCCGCCAATGTGCATGCACCCGTTCCATTCTTGCCACTAAATGAGATAATGTCAAGTTTGGCGGTTACTGCAGCAACACCTGCGGGGGTGACAGCGCGGTCTGTGTCGCTTCCTGCAATTGCCTCTGCGGTTGTGGCAAGCTCCACCAATCCAGAAAACGTCGCCGTTGAACCAATTGCCGCAAGATTTGCGGGGGTCACGGCTTTATCGTCTGCGGATTTTGCGAGCGCTTGAGCGTCGGAAGCGGGGGCGGTTGTAAGCGTTGCGGCTGATAATTGATTTGCCCAATCAATACCCTTAATTGTTACTGCCATTATTTACCTACCTCGACGGATTTAGCCGTCTTTTCTGCCTTAATGGGCTGTTCTGGCTTTTCCTCTACCACCTCAACATATCCAGCCTTTTTCAAGTCTGCGATAATGCTGGGGTTTTCGGTGTTGCGGGTAATCCCGTCTTTATACAGTTTCATGGATCACCTACGCTTTCTTATGCAGGTAAACGCCGCCTACCTTGTTATCCAAAACAAAAGCGTCGTGGTACAGGTCGTAATCGAATATCCAATTGTCAGCCGATTGGTTTTCGTCAGGGCTGAAAATCTTGGGGAGTTCATGTTTCTTGACTTGTACAACGGCATTCGGATCAATCAACATGAAGTTGATTTCTTTGCCGCCTGAACTCTTGGAATAGTGACCAGCGGCAGAAGCGGTAGCACCAGCTTCAAGATCAATTGCGGTATAGAAGCGAGTTTGGGGGACCATGACAACGGGCACGCCGTCAAGGTTGGTTACAGCGCGATTAACTGTGTTATCGTTGCCGAGCATACGAGTCACAGCGGCTTCTAGCGCACCCATGCAGGTGTCTGAGAAGAAAGCAACACACTGGCTCAAATCAGCTTCAGCGGCGCGGATTGCGGCTTTTGCGGCGTCCCACGCAGCCAAGATTGTGGAACTAGTCAAAGTTGCGCCGGTGGTTGTACCAATGCTTGATTTGCTCGCATACTTCGCAAAGCGATAAGCATCAATTTCAGGAACGACTTTGGTGCGCATGAATTCGCCGGCGGTCAAGCCAAACGCCATACCCAAAGTTTCGTCGTCGTCCATACGGGCAACGTGAAAAGCGCGAGCGCGATGAGTCGCCAGAGTCAAAAGCTCCCAGGCTCCAACGATCTCGCCTTTGGGGTAATCAGCGCCACGAGCCATATCACCCAAGCCGCCCATAGTCATCTTGTAGATTTCGACGGTGGGGGTTCCAGCAAAGTTGGCAATCTGGCGGTTGGTGGTGTCCATGCGCGCGGTAACGGATGAGAGTTTGTACAACTCATCCAATACCGGCATAAATTTCTTTGCATATTCAAACGATTGAGTCATGATTTATTTTCCTTGTGTTGCGGCGGGTAGTTTTGCGCCTTGTCTTGCAGCTTCTACCACCTTGTCGCTAATGATTGATTGATTGTTTCCGCCCAACACAATCTTGGGCGGTTCGACGTAGTCATTGAAATACTTACCATGTGAGGCTTTGAGAGGCTCGACTTGTTCTTTTAATCCGATAAAGGTGTCATCTTTTTCGCTGTACTTCAAGTCATCAGTTTTCAGATGAGCCTTGACCGCAACCAGGTCCTCTACCTTGTAGACTTCTTTCAAGTCGCGCTCTAATGCGTGTTCTTGCTTGACCTTTAGTATCGCGGCGGCGGCTTCGCTTTGCGCTTGCTCGGCTTTGGTTTTCCATTCACCAACAGCGGTGTCAACATCCTCTTGGGTTTTCATGCCTTTGAATTTCTCGATCTGGCTGTTTGCCTCGCCTAATTGCGTTTTCAGGGTCGTTACTTCCTGCGCGGATGTTTCAACCGAAGTTTTGAACTTCTCAACATCCTTGCCATGAGCCGCCATGATTGCATCAATCTGCGCTTCGTCGGTCAATCCTATTGCCTTCAAATCCTCACGTTTCATTTTTGCTTTTCCTTTTCTACTCACAGTTACGATTTTTAGGTGTTACGTCACCAACTGCTTACCCTTTTGTACGTGTCGTAAATCACGAAATAAAAACCGCGTCTAAAACCTTTTATAGGCTTTAAGCGCGGTCGATTGACGGAGCTTTGTTTATTCGTCTTTCGGTATTATATCACTTTTTGTTTTAATGTCATACCGTTTTTCGATTACCGAAACAATCATCAATAATGCTCTGCGAAACAACAACCAAAAATCCCTGTCTGTCATTATACTTGCTCCCTTACATACTGCCTGTTTAGTTTCGACTGTCGGATAAATTCCCGCATTGCCGCCTGCCACTGAGACACTTTCGCCGTCTCTTGTACATGTGTCAACTTCGCCGCCTCTAATGCCTGTTCCTGTCGTTTCCATAATCGTATTTGCCTCTCTATGTAACGCTGTTTTTGGGTCGCGTCATACGTACTAACTTTCTCGCCATCTACCGTTCGCTTTGCGTTGTTGAAGTCTTTTACATCCTGCTTACTATATGCGTTCTCGGATATACCCTCATAAAAGGGATAGAAAGAATGACGACAATTCCAACCACCTAAACCTTCGCCCGTCCCATATCCTGTGACCTGTGCGAAGTTAGGATACTTCTTTGTTCCACCAACGCGGCTGTAGATGCGCCCCTGCCAAGAAGCGTGATTCGTTGGACCTACACCGTGATTGCGTGCACCAATATGTGCAGATACCGCAATCAAGTTTGTTCCTGCCTCATCCATGCGGTTTAGTTGCAATTGGTTTGCCGTCTGACCTACGCCGGTCAATACCGTGCGTCTCATAGCTACGTCAAGTTGCGACTTCGCGCCTGTGGCGTAATCAATAACATCCAACCCGTCAACGGCTGTTTGTTTGATTGCGGCGCGTATCGCTTGATCGTAGCTCATCGCGCCGCTGCTTACCTGCATATAAGCCAAGTCAGCGTTTTTTATAAACGCTTGCTGGGCTGAAATAGCTGTTGTTTTCGTGAGGTTAGTCATTGCGCCCGCAGTCTTTTGTAGCCCAGCCTGTAGGACTTGCTCCATAGCAGGGGAGAGGGCAAGCGCGGGAATATCTACGCCAGCCTCTTTATGGATTTTGTCATCAAAACGCAAGGTCTTGACGCCTGCCTTCTCAAACATCGCCCTTAGTTCGTTTTCAGTCTTGCCCGTTAAGCGTGACAATTCCTTGATTGCGTTCTGATATACCGCGCCAGACTCTTGTAATCTTTCCATCTGCCACGCGGTAGCCTGAGACATTCCCATTTTAGATAAGCGGCGAGCCATATCCTGAATAATTGAGGTTACATATTCCTCGTGTAAATCAAGTAATGGTTTGGCAAGATTATCTAAGTAATCCGACTCAAGCATTCGCGCCTTGTGCGTTCATCATTTGGTTGTTGGACATGTTCTGGTTATTCATGTCTTGCCCGTTCATCGCGCCTTGATTGCCTTGATTGTCTCCGGGAGGAGGCGGCGGATTAAAGAAACTATTGGCTTGTTGCTCTTCTGCGACCATTGCAAGGTATTTGCGGGCGACTTCCTCTGTCTCGCCTTTTACCACCATGCGGTACTCAATTTTCGACATAAGATTTGCACTGACTTCTAACATGCTATTTGCAAGTAGCACATCATGATCAGATACAACGCTATCGTCAAAGTACCAAACTGCGTCATAGTTTCCCTCTGGCGCAAGATTGTAAATGGTCGCCCATGTATCCATTGCCCAAAGCAGATGTTCAAAGGCGTCCTCAAGGGCGTTTTGTGTATCTGTGATGGTTGCATAAGTGCGCTGTTTGCTTGCCTTAATTTCTGTTGCTGTCAATGCTACGGTATTAGGGTCTGATATGGTTCCTTGTGCGAGTCCACAGGTAAATTCAATGCGTTTGAGAATTGCATCAAGCCCTGCAAGTATGGAAGCCTCGCGCAGAGTGGGCGTCCATTCCTCAAACAGTTTGTTACCATCACCCACATTGCCCGAACTGTGGAGCGTTCTATAAAGTCGCTTAATAGGCAAGAAAGGTTTCTTTGTCGTTGAGTCAATATCAAACGCGCCAGGGTCGGCATACAAAGCGCGTTTACCACTCTCAAACTCCCACATGAGTTTTTCCCATTGCCCATCTGCTTGTTCAATCAATTCCTCTGCGCGTGCATAACACGACACGCCAAGCGGTGAAGTGGGATCAACTGAATTAGCCAACGGATACTTGAAATAGGAAAAGAGCGGGCGCTCAATACCGGTAATCATTGCATCTGGTTGTAGGTCTGCCCATTCAGGGACAATAGACAGGGCGCATTGATTACCCAGCGTATTTGGCGAGGTTGCAATAAAGGCAGTATTGACGATTCGATAGCCCGCATCTGTCAATGAGTGATATTCAAGCCGCGTGTAATACTTATCACCAATCGTCTTTGTGTCCGAGAATACACAGGCCGTCATGCCGTTCTCATCAAAGGATATTGGATAGAATTGGTCTGCTTGCACAAAGTCCACTATCACCTTGTCGCCTTTGACGTAGGGCTTCATAATCAAGCCACCCTTTGCACATCCAAACTCTACCTTTTGGCGAATATCCTTAAGCGCGTTTTCGACTTGCTCATAAAGATAATCAGCGCGAGGACTACCTGTTATCTCGAAATCAAGTTCAATCGTAACGGCGCGGGATATTTCGGATGCAATCGCAGCAGGTAGTTGCAACGACTTGGTTTCGTCGTTCAGCCAGGTGGATTGGTTTGAGTACATCAGCGTCCATTTCTGTAACGCCTCAGACATCAGCGGCGATATGGCAACATCAAAATTTAGAGCGGATTTGACCGAAGATTGATTAATCATTTTATTTATCCATTCCTTTATCCATTGCAGGATTTTTTGAAAACCTTGAAACATAGCTCACCATCCACAAAGAGTATTACCTTTTATCCAATTTGCAGGCGCAATCATCACCCAGCTATGATCTGGGCCGCGTGATTGCTCTCGAAGTCTAACTTTCTCGCCTTTTGGCAACGTATAAAGCACAGCAAAACCGTCGTGCGGATTGCCCTGTACGTTCGCGTCCTGACACAGCACACCCCAGCGGGGAAGGGTGTTACCTGTGATTACGTCATCCTCAACTGTGATTACAAACAACCCATTGCGGAGAGGATAGACAAACCCGCAAATAACAGCCAAAAGAAACAGTATTTTTTTCATGTTTATTTTCCTCGTTGACGCCATTCCAAGTTATGAGCATAGCGCATCGTGTCTATGCAGTGGTTATCATGGTCTGGATACTCTCCAATAAACGTCCCATCTTTCATTTGCTCATGTTCACAATTTACAAACTCACGAACATGATTAGGAGAGCGTTTTGGGTCCATCACAATCTTGACGCGGGATTGTAGCCACTTATAGGAATATTTGACACTCCCTGGACCCTTTTCAGCACCGCGTATATTTGCACCATAAGCGCGAAAATCCATGACCGATTTATCCTCTGAACTGTCCGCAACAATCAATTGTTCTGGCGTTATTTTCTTTGTCTCAGTAAGTTTGGCGTATGCTTGCTCATTTCTTAGTTTGTGTTGAAAGAATTCGTCAATCACATAAATCGTCAAATGCTTTGCGTCGTAATGATAGCGACCCCAAACGAAGGGATCGGGACTAAACCCCCAGTCGATTCCTTCTTTGAGATTGTCAAACTTCGCTATTTCCTCATCAGTGATTTCCCTGATTTCCAAGTTCTCAAACACCTGTCCGCCTGTACCTGTGGCAATACCCATGTATTCATGTTCGTATGCTTTAGGATTTGCGGTTTTCAGATGTTCGGCTTCGTCAATAAATGTTTGCCCGAGCCATTCTTTAGGAATATCCAAGTAACTGCATTTGTGAACGGGTCGCCGTCCCTCTTTGGGTACAAGCGTCCATTGATTTACCCATGACTGTATGCTTTTCGGCGTGTTCCAAGTCTCAAACATCCAAGTCGTATCACCACCACGCAAGGCGGATTGTAGGATATTACGTACTGCTTCCTCGCCTCTGAACTGGTCAAATTCCTCAAACCACAGGATACCCAAATAACCAAAGGGCGGTTTGATACTCTTTAGGCTGCCTGGATCGTCTGCACCTGAAAAGTAAATCTTTTGTCCTGTAGGGATATACGTAATTTCCATAGGCGACACATTCGGTTTGAATTGCTCACGCAATCCCAACATGTTTATGCCCCACATGATTTGAGCATAAACGCTGCCACGTAAATCTTTAGCCTTTTGGCGCAAAGCAAGACAATGTACTTGCGGGTTGTTGACAATCAGATAAGGTATCACCCACCCACCGACAAAGGTACTTTTGGCAGAACCGCGCCCATCCCCAAAAGGAAACTCTTTGTACTTGTGATTTATGATGTCCCTGTAAACATCAAGATAGACACCAGCTAGGAACTCAGCCGGAATAGAGGGGAGGACGCTTACTGCATTATTACCGTCTGGTTTTTCTTCCTTATCGCCAAACATCTTGTAAAATTTACCCATCAACTCAAGAGCGCGTTGGCTGTCGTGTAGCTCAACTTCTACCCATTCGCCCTCCCATTCCTCCGCATCCTCGCCTTGACCCTCTACCCGCCTTTCGCGTTTCGTCTTGAGCTTCTTAATTAAGAACATGTACGCTTCAGCTTGCGGATCGGAGAAATTGAAGTAGACAAAGCCATCGTCACCAATGCGGATAAACGGAAACATTTCAGCCCGCGCCATTGCTCCAAGGCGATAAATCACTTCGTTGCCAGGCATTGCGCCCACATTCAGGCGGCGCGTAATTTCACCCTTAATGTTAGGTTTTGTAAGCATATCAGACGCCGTAGTCCGAGCCGAATCGTAGCTTGCTTTCGGGTGTAGCTTCATATATGCCCGCGTTGCATTCATATTGCATTCAAAATAAGCGTTTACCATTGCCAACTCATCAAGACTTAGCTTTATAGGGGTATCGCTGTTTTCTGCGTTTTGTTTCTTTTCCATTGATTTCCTGTATAGAAAACTTGACGGGGATCGCCGCAACCTCTAAAATCACTCCAACTTGCTCCTTTACCTGCAATAACTGTGTAATGGCTTTTATATCCTTCTTGGACAATCCTAGCGTCACATTAAAGCCGCCATCGATCAGGGTTTTTATCCCTGAGACTTGCGCCGTAAACCTAATTACCTCTGCTTCTTTTTTCATTTCACCAGACGCCAATAACAACACCAACAACAAGGGCTACTTCAACCCACGGCAATGTGGTATTGCTCATGGTTTCATCACATCTGCAATAGTCCACGTAGCAGGGCGCTGAAGCAACACATTTACCATATTTGTTTTAACCCATAACCCAAGCTCAACCCGTTCTATTTGAGCAACAAACACATCCAACCCACCACCTACCTTGAAAGTGATACCGCCATTTGTTATTCCTACTGGAAAGGTGAACATGTGTGGATCGGTGAAAAAGTTCCTGCCATCTGCATATTCGGGATGAAGATAATCAAAGGCTACCAATTTCAGATATTTTGAGGTGGATTTGTTTTTATAGAATGCTTTCAGGTTTCCACCGGATGAACTGGTACGGATGTTTACGGGCTGATTGCGGTCAATCACCTTTACATCTGGATTTTCGTCATTGTTGAAAAACATCTTCTCATATTCACCCAGCCATTCCCGCGCTTTGGGATCAGGATTTATCCGGTCGCTGACTGACCACCACTCTTGAAATGGCACACCATCCACACCCGCATTATCGTTTGGAACTGTCGTAAATATGGTTTCATCCGGCGCACCAGTTGGGCGGGGTTGATGCAATAAGACACACCAGCCAATATTTGATGTATCCAACCATGTAGATTGAATGGAGCCGTTAGCCCTATAAAGTTCAATCTTTGGTTTCATTTGAGCATATACTCATCGTAGGTGTCATCAGCGCGGTAAACTCGCATTTTTACAAGCGGACTGTCATCATCCGGCGTTGGGGGTTGTTCGGGCGGCGGTGTTGTGCCGGGCTCCACGGCTTCCACAATTACCATTCCCGAAGGCGCAGCGGTTACCTTGCATTTGTCGGTAAGTGGGATCAATTGCCCGCTTGCCTTGTAGTAATGCTCAAATCCGGTTATGTCTGTCCCGCCCACAGAAAGAACACCATAAACATACCCACCAATCGGTAGGGTTGCAATCGCTCCACCGCCTGAAACTTTCTTGATATTCAATGCCGTTTTAGCCGTTCCTTTTACTGTAACTGACATGCTTGTATCTCCTGTTGGTGTTATTTGTGGAGGTTCTGGCGGCAATACTACACCACCAACATATTCTGCCTCGAATTGGTCTAAAGTTCCATTGTATAAATTCACGTCTGGACCTTCCCGATATTGCCACCATGTCCACTTTTTCCATGAGCCGTAAAGGGAGGGTTTGCTAATTCCAGGCACATAAATCCAGGGATATTGAGCAGTCCATAACTTGAATTGTGAAAGGTAATCATGTGCTGTTTTAGGAGCGCCACGCATTACCAATTCATAAGCACCTGGACCGGTATAAATCCCTGGCGTTACTTTTTCCTGCGTTATTAGATAACAAAAATCAATGAGGTTCTTATATCCTGCAAATTGTGTTTTCCAGTAATCGCGTTCCGTCATGGAGATGACTGGCTTTTCTATATCCACCCACAACCCCAATTCCCCTACCGATTCAAAGATATGGAATTTCTTCATCTCTGTAATGTGATCGGCTGATTTATGGCGGCTGTCGCAAAGCCAATACCAGCCGCGCTTCAAGCTATATTGCCGCGCAAGTTCCCACCAGTCAGAACAATAACGAGGAATATCCGCCCAAGCACCCTGTCCAGCTTTGAATACAACCCCAATATATCCCTCTGCAATCAATTTAGCAGGGTCAAAAGGATTATCGCTGTAAAGGTCAATAAACTTGATTTCCATTATGGTAGACAAACTTTCTGGTTATGTGCTGGAAATAACAGACATTCAAAGGTTGGGGTAAATATTAGTGAAGGCGTCCGCGTTGGCATTACTGTCCTAGTCGGAGTGCGTGATGGTGTGAATATCGTAGTAATGGGTGTTTTCGTAATCGGGATATATGTTTCGGTTGGCGTTGCGGGCGTACCAGTAATAGGTGCGGATTTCCATACTCTCACATAATCTACCAGTTGAGCCGTTGGCAATTGTACTTGCGTCCCCGCTACCGCCAAGTTCAGCATTAAGTAATGCGGTACTGAAATAATGCCTGTAGTGTATTGCCATACCTGCCTCCCGTCATAATACCAAGTGATTTTGCCTGGCTCCCAATTGGCAGCGTAAATATGATAGCCAGTGGTAGAGCCAACAACGGTCGAGTTTCCGCCTGGACCACCACCCGAATAATGATAGTGATAGGATACCGACTGGTCTGTTCCGTAAGCCTCGAGCACGTCAATCTCGCCGTCTTGCGGCCAACGCTGTCCATCCGTCCAAAACGAAGGCCATACCGATTTATGGTCAACGCCCGCCGGACTCCAGATACGCGCCTCGAAATAGCCATAGGTAAATTGAAAATGCTGATTACTGGAGATAAGCCCCGATTGATACGGAGCTACTGACCCATCCCTGCGATGGCAATTTGGATCTGTATTGGGGGTAATAGATAATTTCAGACTGCCATCCACTAACGAAACATTAGCGGGATTGTAGCAAGTATATTCATTGGTGTTTGGCGGGTTGGTGATCGAAGTATCATTTGCGCCAAACCAATTCGGCTTCCATTTACTAAGGTCAAGCGTAATCCCATCAAATTCATCGTTGAATATCAAATTCCACGCCCCCGACTGACCAAAAGGCGGAGGGACTGGTGTCGCCGTAGGAATGGCAGTATTCAATATCTTTTGTGAAACAGGGGCGCAAGCGGTAAGCAATAACAGTAAGATTATAAGTATTTTTTTCATTCATCCTTCCACTGATTCGGGAATTAAATCTTTTTTGATCCACTTCCAATCTATAATGTCCGGCTTTTTTCCATATTCAATTGACATAGATACTTCGAGATGAGAAGCATCAAGTTTATTGGTCAATTCCTTTACCTCAGCCTGTAACTCAACCACAAGTTTTCTGTAGTTTACCGAAGCGGTCGAATCATCAAGCACATTTTGAAATTTAGTACGCCTGAAAGATAGCCATGTACCAATTATCAATATGGAAATATTTAGAACTGTAAATATAATTGTAGTTTCCATTTATTATTTTCGCCTTGATATAAGTAGGATTAAGGACAACGCTATACACGTCGTAATAATATTTGAGCGCGCTATGAATTGCCTTGTTTCTAGGGGAAAGTTTGTTACCGAAAATAATAAATAAATCAAAAATTGCATAAATGAAGCCAGCGAAAAAATCTTGATCGGCGTTTGTATTCTCTCGTCATGCGTAAAAACAACAACTGTCATAAATAATGCAGCTAATGCCACTAACCATGCCGGAATTTCAAATAGTTCCATATAAGCCTTTGTCATGGCTGGGAGCGGCTCATGCGCTCCCAGCACTATTCCCCGTCCGAATCCTGTTCTTTTGAGTCAACTGGACGGAATGGGGTGCAATAATTATCCCTTTGCTTTTGGAGTAAACAGATAAGCAAGCTGATTGCCGGATGCAATCACGAAAATCGCCTTCAATAGGGCAATAACACCCGCCTTGTCACATGTGGTGACAATATTCAAGTCAACTGCAAACGGTGAACAAGCTAAACCGAAATAAACAGCACCCACGCCAAGCACCATTGCAAGCATGACAAGCCCTTTATTGGCAAGACCATCAAACCAGGCTTTGGCAGCGGGAAGATACGAGAAGATCAGAGAAAGAACAGCACCCACGATTCCAAGTAATACGGTTTCCATTTTTATACTCCTGTTACTAATCAATTAGATTTTTGTTGACAAAAAGCATTATATCACGCATGATAAAAAGCTGTATGACATTCATGGCTTCCTCATCTCAAGTTTGCGGTAAAAGCGGTCATAGCCGCGTTCACCCAGGCGGATCATGTAGAACACAACAGCAAGCAGGGGGAAAAATAGATAGAGTCTTTTCATTCTTTTGCCCTACATCCTTTACAAACATACTTGTTTTCACGCATATATCTTATTTCAACCGCAACGCCATCTTTTATCATTTTGCTGATTACATCACGCGATTGAACTTTAGATAAACCCTTTTCCATCAGTCTGTCTATAGTCCAATCGGTAGGTAATAATTTGACACACATTTTCTTTGTCAGTTCTGCGTTGATGGCGTCATTCAATGCTTTTACGGCTTCACTTTCAGATATGGTCAGGTGCTTCACGACGGTACTCATATTTTATATACTCCACTTCTTTTTTAGCAATATCACAGAACAGCAATCCGATCTCTGGCATTCCGGCGCTTTTTCCTATTCGATGAATATAGGGATTCGCGCCTTGCCAACACGGACCAATATAGGAATGAATGGAGAAGTTGTCTCCACTTTCCGAATATCTATGAACATGTCCACGAAAGGCAAAATCTGGTAGTGGCTCGTGCCATCGGTTGGCGTATTCCATAACCAAATCAGACGACAAATGGTTTGCGGCGTCTTTTTCTGTTCTTGGAACCGTACCCATATTTACGTGATGTGCTAGGTCAAACTTACGTCCGCCTATGAAGGTTCTCAGATATTGGTATGAATATTCTTTTGTTCGCCTTAGTTCTGAGTTTCTGTGAATTATCCCCTTTTTTTCTTTTTCCATTTGTCTTGCTATTTTCTCATCCAACATCCCGTTATTTCCTACATGGGCTTCCGTGCCACGAATGACAATTATCTTTTTCGCCATTTCTATAATCGGCAAAAATAATTCGATAGAATGGTCTCGGACACAATCAACATCTTTTGATATATATTGGTTACTTCTATTTTTTGCGTCAATATCGCCAATCTCACCACCGATCCCCACAACAATCGGACGCTTGCCTGCCCTGTTTTTTACTTCTTTCCACGCATCCAGCCAACCATTATATAAGGCTTTCTGTAAGGCGTTAGCATGATAAACATTGCCTTCCCCCATATCAATTACAGGCAATGAAACCGCCTGCTTACTATTTATGTGAATATCTGTTACCCATACAAAAACTGGATTTTTCAATGTATCCAAAATTTATCCTTTAGTGCGGTGAACTGCCCGCAACAGATGAGTATTTTTTGCAATCACAAAGCTGGCTAACGGTTTGCGTTAGCGGATGGTTGTGGCGGGCGTGGATCAACTGTCATATTTTGCCCAGCCCACAACCAGTCCGCTGCACGCTGTGTTGGGCGTGCTTCTCAGAACAAAAATTCTTGCCGTCTCTCACGATAGCTTCTTTTTTTAGAACCAACTCGTTGCAATAACTACAAACAACGTAATTTGGAAGAAACTTTTTTATAAATTCTTTATAGTTATATTTTTTCATAGGCACGCCCAACTAGTGTTTCAGCCGCCATTTTACAGCCTATATCGCCAAATGGCTGTTTAGACGGTGATAAATTAATTACGGTTGATAGTCCTCTGTTTCATTTGGATCGTGAGGACAGGTCTTTAGAACAAAGTGTTGTCATTTTTTCACCAAACATAAATACCGACTGGATACCCAACCAGTTTTTGATTTATAAACGACCTCATACCAATCTGTGAAAACTGGCGTCTTTTCCAACTTTCGGGTTCGTACCACAACCTCGCCATCCTGAATAACCATCAAAACCACAAAGTTTGTACCTGCGCCTTCTCTTAGATTCAAGCCGCCTGAATTACATACAACCATTTTACTTTGTTCTGGTTGTGTTGTCGGACGTAATTCAGAAACTTGGCTAATCGGTTTAGAAACTGGCGAAAATGGCAACGGGTCTTTGATTCCAATATCACAAGCTAATACCGACAACACCAGAGCGCAGAAAGCTAAATATTTTCTCATTTCTTCCCTCCACTTGACAACACTCGCAAATCAAGGTTTTCTGTCCAATTTTCGGTATCAAATACTATCTGTATTGCTTTGACTGTTGTCCGATCTGGCGACAACACCCTGAATCGTCTTATCAAGCCAGCTTTCTCCAGTCTCGACAACACCACCCGCAAAAGTGCAGCGTGTTGTCGGCTCTTCTCGCTTATTTGCAAGGCGTTTTTGCCTGTTGTCAATATAAGATTTGATTTCTCCCTCGAAGTCGGCATAAAGTGTGGAATGTTGTCCGTATTTGCTGATTGTTTGAATGGTTGCGCCTTTTCCTCTATGCTTGCGACGGAGGACAATTGCTGGGTGTTGTCGGTCACTGCCTTGAATTTGGATGTCATAAGGGTAAATCTCCTCTACTGTTGTCGTAATTTCTTCGACAATTGCACCATCGGACAACACTATTTCGGGCGGGTTTGGTCGCTCTGATTGCTCCCGCCGTTCAATTTTGGGACAACATCCTCGGCATTGTAATTTCTAGTAAGTTCTGTTTGTCCATTTTGCATTTTCTTACCATAAGCCGCATCAAAAGCCGCACCGTGCTTATCTCCATATTCCTGAATTACGCCACGTTCTTTCTTCTTGGATTCAACCTTGCGGGCGGCGCGATGAATACGGCGAAGTTCGCGGGCATGCTCTTCCAGTTCACGTGCTTCCTCATTCATTTCGATATACTCATCGTCAAGGATTTGAAAGCGATGAGATTGATACACATGATAGATAAACAGGCTAAATACGACAACAAGCGTCATTACTTCAACCCATTGAATTCTTGTATATCCTAAAATATAAACCGCACCAGAAATAAGCCCCATGAGGGCAATTGAAATCCAGGACAAGTTTAGCCCATATCGGGCAATCTGTTTTTGATCGTAATTATTGCCAATACGCTCACGCAACCAGTTACTATAAATCAGGCCGCCAGAGCCGGCGATAACCCACAAAGCCCCATACCACCAAAAGGTAATCTGCCATACTGCATAACCTGTGATGACATCAACTATCACCGCGCCTACGGTCCAAACAATCTTTGCGCCTGTCAATTGTTGGCGCTCAACTTTCAATGGGCGATTTCCGTTCTTTTCACGCCGCCTGTTTTCCTCTTCCATCTCTCGCGCAATTTCGTCATTTTCATTCACTTTGCACCTGCCTCTAAAAGTTTTTGTACTTCCTGTTTTGACGCCAAGTCTGCGGCTTCTTTGCTATCAAAGTCCCAAAGATATTGAGCGCCACTATCCAACAATACAACACCGACCCAACGCCATAAGATTTGAAAGCTATCACCAACACGCGGATAACTCTTCGTCATTCCCATCTCCAACTGCTTGATCCTATTCATTCCATACCTCCAAATACTGAGATATTTCGCCATCCTTGATCGTAACCGACATGATACGACGGGAGGGGCGAGTAGACGGTAGTCTGACTCCCTGCCACAGAGACAGGAACAAACAAGTCAAAACAAAGAGTAGAAAAGCCATTCATCTATTTTCCAGCCGGTCCGCTTTTGCTTCACATTTGATAGCGTTGCTTTCGTTTTCAGCCAGCCGCCATAGGGCAGCGGCGTTACGGTAAAAGCCGGCTGCAATATCAAAGTCGTTGTTTCTTTCCGTTGTTTCGGCTCGGCTTTGCGCATGTTGGGCTGATTTTACCGCCCGTCTTATATCTGCATCGTTACTGTTCATTTCGTCACCTTTTTAACAACTTTGGTTTTTGGATAATCCAAATAAGTTTGTAAGTTTTTTTGGGCTTCTTCTGCGCCGTAAGGAACACAACACATATATCCTTGATCCTCAACGGCGGAGATAAACTCTTTTTGGTTTTCGCTCAACTTACCCGTAAAATCTTTCATCTCAATATAAAGACCGAAATAGCCTCCGCGAGCAACAGGCAAAAACAAGTCACAAACACCTGGTCGCAATCCCTCAGCCTTTAGAATGTTCATCCTCATTGCGCCAACCCTACCACCACCAAGCATTGCGCCATTCGGTATCGCGTGAATAAGATCAAGCTCGGGGTATTGTGCGAGATGATAAAAGCACCAATCTATCAATGCTTTTTGTTGGTCATGCTCGCTCACTTCAACGCCTCTTCAAACATATCTATTTGTCTTTCTAGCACATCCTCGCGTTCAATTCCAGCAACCACCAATTGGAAAGCCTGCCATGTGGGAATATCATTTTTCTTGTCGGTCTTTCTGCGCCAGTTTCTATATGACCTGCACATCTTTTTCTGTGTCTCTCGGTCATATTTAGGGAGTTGCAAACCGTTTGAAATGTGACTTGCAGCAAAACCGTTTTCGGCTATTTTCTCTGAAATCATCCATTCAACGATGTTCATACCACCTTACCTTCCGCCAATACTTCACTCTCGATTATTCGCTGGATTTCCTGTGCATGACTTATACAAGCCTTTTTGTTTTCCACGCTTTTCAGAAACTCAAATGACTTGTAATTTACGAGGGTTGTTAAGTGTCCTTTTACTACATCATACAGAGTCGGCTTAGTGGGTGGGTCATAATGTTCGCGCATTTCATCAGCCGTCCACTTTTCTTTTACTGCTCGCGCAAGGGCTATCACTGGACCACCTTTTACTTTTTCATTGTAGGCTAACGACTTTGCAATCCGTAAATGCTCAAAAGATAATACCGTCAAAAGCTCATCAGCCCCTTTAAGTTGGTTATAGGTAGCATTTACCTCGCACCAGCGGCGCAGGGTTTGTCCACTATCACTAAAGCGTTTCTTTTTTAGTTGCGAATTGACGGCGAATGAACAAGCAACCAAAAACTCTTCTTTTGTTTCAAATACCTTACCGCCTTCGGGATAGGTGAGGGTTTTATGCTCTGGCCACATATCATTTACTAACCGCGCTATATGCCAAGCATTATCATCCGCGCATTCCTGATTTGCATCATACAGTTTTGCGGTTTCCCGCAAGTCCTTTACAAATTCTGGGTCAAGATAATTGGTAGAGTCTATCATTCGTGTTTTTCAGGATTGTGCTTATATCCTGCCTCAATTATTCGATAAACATGCTTTCCGCCGCGTTGTATCTTTTCTGCAAGTCCGGCTTTTACAAGTTTATCAAGCAACCATGAAACATAACCAGAGCTTTCAGACCCCAACACGTCACCCATTTCAGACATAGTCAAGGTAGGATGTTGCTTCTTTTGTGCTTCCAATAATTTGCGATGTTTCTCTTCAATAGTCATAACTAGTCCTATTATAGAATATTTCTTCTAAATGTCAAGGTTTGTCAACCCCCAATTATCTCAACCACCACGAAATCACGAGGATTGCCACCATCGCCAGAATTGCTTTTATGTAGTCGGTACGGGTCATCTCAAAGCCTCCAATTTTTGCATCTCTATTCATATTTCTTAAGACATCTTCCACAAAAAAACTAAAATGTTTATCGTCCTTCCAAACCTCAAGATACATTCCCCCTTCCTCGTTTGTCACTTCCGCAAATTCAATTTCATTCATCTTTCACCTATTCAATATCTTTCCGATTGGGGCTAAACGTTCTTATTGACGCATTCTCGAACTTCACAAATGACTTCTTTATTACCAAATCAACCAGTCCGCAAGCCCCATTTCTATGCTTTGCAACTATCAACTGAACAATGTTTTGCTTGTCCTCTGCCTCTGGCGCATTGATAAAAATAATGGCGTAGGCATCATTCTCCAAACTTCCACTTTCGCGCAAATCTGACATAATAGGTGTTTTATTGGATCGTTGTTCAACCGCCCTGGACAATTGAGCCGCAGCTAAAATGGGAACATTTAATTCGCGGGCGAGATACTTTAATCCCCGCGAAACAGAGCTAACCTCTAATTCTCTATTTTGATACTTTCCACCATCTCCACCAGCAAGCTGAATGTAATCAACCACTATCAAATCCAACCCGCCATTAGCTTTTATTTTCCTAGCTGTTTGCCGAATTTGATTTATATTGATACTTGAAAGGTCGTTGATAACAATTGGAAAATCTGAAACAACCTCAACGCCATGAGTAAATAAAGGCCATTCGTTTTCCAATAATTTCCCCAGTATGATACGGTGCAAATCCACCTCAATCTCTTGGGAGATCAATCGCTGTGCTACTTGTTGTCGTGACATTTCAAGGGAAAATACAGCAACTCGCTTTTTTATTTTTTGTGCTGCATGTTTGGCAATCGTCAAAAGTAACCCTGTTTTTCCCTGTCCTGGTCTACCCGCCACTATGTAAACATTTCCAGGTATCATGCTACCTAAAATCTTATCAAGGTCAAGCAGTCCGGTCGGCACACCTACAACTTTATTTTGTGAGGCTTGATCGGTCCAGTCGTAAGCCTCTGAAACTGCTACTGATAAAGGAACAGTATATTCATCCTCTGCGCCGTAAATGGTTACTTTTGAAAGCTCCACATTCATATCAGCAATAATATCTTTTACCCGCCTGCCATTCATAGCCCAACTTGCGCCTTTATTCAGAAAGGTCAATATCTGGCGCTTGGCCGCATAATCCATTACGTTTTCAGCGTAGGATAATAAATTTCTAGGTTCTCCATTTTCTCGAATTTTTGATAATGCCATTCGCCCTGTAAACTTCACAAGTGACGTAAGTCCATCAAGAGTGAAATCCTCTATTTTTCCAGTACGTTCCAATTCATCCCCAACCGTAATTGTATCAATGCTCATGCCATTTGAATGAAGTTGTTCAAACGCAGACCAGACCCAACTATAAGGCAACCACCCAAAACAATCATAAGTTACTATCTCTCGCACCTGATTGTAGGTTGATCCATCGCGCATCACCGCGCCCAATAATCCAACCTCATTATGATAACTGTGTTCTTTGGTGTTTATTATTTTTTCATCTTCAATCATATAAGGCGCTCCGCAAGCCAGTCTGAAAAACAGTCGCTATTGCTAAATTTTATCCGTGTCCCCTTTACGTCTATTATTACACTTGAATCAATCGGTGGAATATTATCCTTTAGCCAGTCCAGATATTCAATATAAGCCTGATTAGTTTCAAGTGCAACCGCTATTTCACGGCTTAAAACTTGACCTTCGCTATGATGAATAAACACAGCCTGCGTAATTTGTCTAACCTGTTCGTCTATTGGGGTTTGGCACATAGATATTTTTATCCTCTGGAAGTGGTTTATATTGTGGCGTCGAAGCTGGTTTATCCTGTCTTTTGAACATATCCCAAGCAGTAGAAAACAAGTCAGGATCACGTTTTATCTGTGTTGCATTCATTCCCCCAGCAAACTTGCCTTTGTCGTCATACCAGGCAACATACCGCTTGAAAACTTCCGAATCGGTTCGGAACTCATCAACCACCAGTTTCAGCAAATCGCGCCATTCTTTTTTGATATTCCACCAATCCCAGGGACGGGTAATTCCAAAGGCGGCTTCAATTGCGGAAGTTGCGGCGCGTTCAAACTTTTCACGGTCCACTGTTTCCTGACTGACCTCTAACCCTCCAAAGATTGCCGCTTCAACACTTGTCTTTGCAAGGTCTTCTTTTGTTGTTTTGTAAATCGCCCTTTCTTCATCAGTTCGTTTTTCCCCTTCGCTAATTGAGGCATTGGCCAACAATTCAGATAATTTGCCGATTTCCTCTTCAAGCAATAAAGCGTCCCCCGTTACATCTGTAATAGCAGGACTGTCTGCAACCCAAACAGAAATAATTTTATTAAATTTTTGTTTACGTTCACGTCTTAATGTTTGCATGTTTTTTTCCTTGTTAGGGTCTTTAGATTTAATTTTTAATACAAAAATCCTAGGGGCAGCCTAACGTCTTTTCTCAATTAGAGACTAAAGACGGACTGACTATCTTTCGCTTGCTTGGTGAAAGCCTTTGCGCCGCTGCTGTTCTTGGTTTTGTCCAGCGGTTGCCCTTTCGGGATTGAAGTCTGTCCCAGCGGTGAGCTTGTCGGTAACAGTTTAGCGCGATTTTGCCTGTGGTGATTTTATATTTATGCTTCCCGTCCGCGCCTTCTACGGGTTGCAATTGTTAGATTTCTACCAATTATCTCGAAATAAAACTTGTTGATGTTGGCTTATCAATAAATAAATACCACGCAATATTGTCATATCCATCCATTGTAGTACCAGGTATCCATTTCAAACGCCCCACACTTATGATTGTTTTACAATATTTCATATATGGGGCGGATTGAGTGGTGTACATCCAGTCTGCATCAAACAAAAGCCAGGTAGGAAGTTGTAATCTTAGGTTTTCGATTATTGGATGTAACAAACTGCGAGTCCAGGGTGGATTGGTTATAAAAAAATCTGCTTGTGTTTCATATTTATGTGTTCTGGCATCTATTTCTTCATCTGAATAGCCAACACAATTTAGAGGACGAAGAGTTTCTACTAGATCTCCAGCACCAACACAAGGTTCGTAATAACAAATATTCTCACGGATAAAATTCCTTAATGCTATACCTGGTCTTTTATCCCATGTATAATATTTATCCTTTGATATTTTAGGCAATTCTTTTGTGCTGTTTTTTGTTCTTTTACTCATTGTTTTCCTTAGTCTGTGAATACAAAAATCCCTTGTAAGTTTGAGTCTCGGCTAAAGGCACGTGATGGGCTTCTGATCCGTCCTTGACAGGGACTAACCTTAAGCCGATACTCAATCCAACAAAGGATTGTCATGTGCCATCACGTTGCGCTTTTGTTTAGAGGGTGTCAATCCTCGCGCTTGTTCTTACTCATCTATAATATCACAATATCGGTTTGATTTCAAGTCAATCTGTATCTCTTTATTGATGGCGTCTTGCAAACGCTTTTCCAGATTAACCAATTCGCTGTTTGGCGTCTTTGTTATGTCTGTCGTTAATCCAATATATGAGGTTACGACATGCTTTGCTTCGATCAGGAGTTGTAGAGTTTCTTCGTCCATGTTTTTATCCTTTTGGGTATAGAGAATCTATGGGCTGAGTGTTGCGGTGGGGTCGTCGGTTACTCTCCTACCCGAGCAGCCCCGCAGTTCTCCAAAGAAAGGCTTTCGCTACCTATTGTAAAACGGGTAGGTACATCTTCCGTCAACAGTATGTCGTGACTTCCAACTCCTGCGCCCGTAATTACCATTGTAATGTGCTGTTCCTTTTCGCCCCGCCTGTCTTTTCCTATCAGACGGGGCTTTTGAGGAGAGGGGCGGGATTGCTACTGTGAGCCGTTTACCGCACAATTCGATAATAGCACAAAATCGGAAAAACAGCTTAAAATAAACTAAGAATTAGATTAGAAAATTCTCACCAAATACTTATCTGGTTTTAATCTACTTTTTGATGTTGTGTGTATAATAATAGTCATGGAACACACAGCAACTAAGTTTGTTTATCATGACGGTCTAAATCACTACGACAAAGAACAATGGTTTGACGTAGAAGGTTTTAGCGGGTGGGCTGTTGTTGAATGTAACTATAAAGGCACAGTGGAGCGTGAAATGAAATACTACTACTTCAAAATTGGCTTTGAACTTCCTAGCGATAAAATCGCCAATGAGGTTCTTGACATCATCAGCCTGATTACTGATCTAGTCCGCCGATTGACCGGCATTGAGATACTTCACGCTCTGGAGTATGAGGACAAACCTAATGAATGACACTCTTGCAGGTTGCGGACGCGATGGAAAGAAGATTGTCAAGTACTGCCAGAAATGTGGTGCAGTTATTGAATGCGGCAAAGGCGACCACATGAAGGTTTGTACCGCTCGCGGTGTTGTACCTGTTCCTGTGGCGCATGAGTTAGGAAAAGGACTATTGCACGCTATTTGCAAGGAATTAATGCATATTGGAATTCCTGCCACACAGGAAAAGAAGAGGATATAATGAGTAGAACAACCAACGGAAACTTGACAGGTAGAGCAGCTCACACAGAATTGACAGAGTTGCGCGAGCGAATTCAATCAGACTTCGATAAAAAGAAAGCACAGGAACATGCGCAACTAATGGATATTTGTCAGGAACTTGCGGACGTTTTGGGAACAGAAGAATACCTAAAATGGGTAGATGGGACACCTACGCTCAATTTTTGGGACCACGCCGCCGATAAACTACTTGAATTGAAATCGCTCGCGTTTCAGGTAAAAGAAGAAATCGAAGCCGATAACGAATGGCTGGCAGTGGGGAAGTTGCACAATACCGCCGATCATATCAAGGTGGTTGCTAATCGCATTAATTCGGTACGATATTCATACGACGTAGAACAATGGCAAAAAGAAACAGAAGAAACAAGAAAAACGGATTATCCTATTTAATGGTATAATTACTTTGTCACAGTTTCACAGGAGAATTTTTATTCCGAGATAAACCACCGCCCGTCTGCCGCGCTCCTGTACTGTGACAAGTTCGGAATGCAGATTGGCGGTGTTTTATTCAGGAGCGCAAAATGAAAGAAATACAATTGTCACAGGGTAAGGTTTCTTTAAAGGAATTTGGAGAATTTGCAAAAACAAATAGGAAATGATCGCCACATAGTACCAAACCGTTACACCCTAACCCGCGCCAGTGTGGTACGCTGGCAAACTTACCCGCTCTTAGGGCGGGACACACAAGGAAAATATAAATGAATAAATCGGCAAATATAAGTAAATTTTCAATAGCACTTGCAAAGGCTCACGCAGAAATGCCGGCCGTCAATAAGAACTCAACCAATCCATTTCTAAAAAATAAATATGCTGATTTAGGTGCTGTAATTGAGGTTTCCCGTCCAATTTTGGCAAAATACGAATTGGCGATTGTTCAATCTCCCGTAAGCGATGGGGAGAAAATTGGACTAACCACATTGATGATTCATTCAAGCGGTGAATTCATCGAAGATACTATTTATCTTCCAATTTCCGACAGCAAAGGATTGTCTGTTGCTCAATCCGCTGGTGTAGTAATTTCATATCTTCGCCGCTATGCTTTACAGGCATTTTTAAATATGTATGCCGATGAAGACATTGATGGAAATTCAGAAGACAAGAAAGTAACAACCGCTAAACAGGAAAAAATTGCCACCAAGCCAAATGAAATCATAACCGCCTCAGAGTGGGAAAATTTTGAAGCTCTGGTAAAACGCGCGGACGAAAAAGGAATAAAACATCCTGCCTATGAACGCGCAAAAATGGATGCAGGACGTTTGAATGGCGTATCGAACTGGATAAAACAAGAACTTGAAAAGGTAGGTAAATAATGTGGCATCAGATTGATATTATTGGAAATCTTGGAAAAGACCCAGAAATGCGCTATACACCATCAGGACAGGCGGTAACTTCTTTTTCAGTTGCATCCTCACGATCATATTCTAAAAACGGAGAAACTGTTAAAGAAACTATTTGGTTTCGTTGTGAAGCTTGGGGAAAAGTGGCAGAGGTTGCCAACCAATATTTGCACAAAGGTTCAAAAGTTCTTATAATTGGACGGTTGAAACCAGACGTTGCAACTGGTGGACCTAAAATATGGTCAAAACAAGATGGGTCAAGTGGTGCGTCATTTGAAATTGTTGTATCAGAATTAAAGTTTCTTGATCCAAAGGAAAAGCAACAAACCGCAACTCCATACGACGAAGCCTCTCCAGATGTTGGAGATGGTGAAAACTTACCCTAACCCTCCACCCAGGCGCTAGGGGGACGCCTGGAATACGATCATGGCGTCAAAAACAGTAACCCGTAAATATGTTGATGGAACACAAGAAACCCTGCTAAGAAAAAAGCAAGGCAGACATAAGATACTTAAAGAGTTTCTTCGTCCTTGTCGGGTTATTGGAAGTGTGAGTCAATCAAGACGCGACAAACTGGACGAAATAATATCTTCTGGCGTTTTGAAAGAAAGCGATATTATTAATCACGCTTTGGATATGTGGTTTTGTTACTATACTAAATTAACTGTACAGTAAATCAGTCAAGCAATAGTTAGAAGGCTAAAACATGTTCACTTTGCACAACGGCGATTGTCTCGAATACCTAGCCACTCTTCCAGCGGGAAGTGTTGACGCAGTAGTAACAGACCCGCCGTATTTTCTGCCTGCTACACATTATTCTACCCGTTCAAGGTCTGCCCGTTCTCTGAGCGATTTATCAATGCTCGAACACTTTTACCGCGATGTGTTCACAGAACTTGCAAGGGTTACAAAGCCTTCGGGCGTTTGGTATGTTTTCTGCGATGGTCAAAGTTATCCCGCCTTTTATGTTTCAGCATATCCCCATGTAAAGGCGTTGCGTCCGCTCATTTGGGATAAGGTTGTTTCGTTCAATGGCTACACTTGGCGACATCAGCACGAAATTATTATGTTCGCAGAGTTGCCCGAAGCAAAGCCAATACCCACAGGCGATGGAGATATTTTGAGAAATCGCGCTGTTCCTGTAAATGATAGGGAACACTTGGCAGAAAAGCCAGTTGATTTATTGGCGCAACTTGTCAAGAAATGTGGTCAGATTATTCTTGATCCATTCGCGGGAAGCGGGTCAACTGGCAAAGCGGCATTGAAGGAAGGCAAAGATTTTATTGGTTGTGAAATTGACGAGAGATATTATCGTCTTGCACAATCAGGGCTTGAAGGCATAGAGCCTAGTACGCCTTCTAACACAGCGTGAACCCGACAAAAACTAGAGTCGGGCAAAATTATCAGGTTCGGCGTTCCCCGTTTTTGCGGGTTACGCAAACCGTTAGGCGGCTTCCTTGCAAGCCAAGAGAAAGGTAAAACAAATATGTCAAGCAAAAAATGGCGCATGAAAACTGGTGAAATCATAAACATAGCAGATATGGCAGATAGTCACCTTGCCAATACTATCGCCATGCTTCGCCGTAAAGGTTTCGTTAGCAATTCGGATTTGTCAATGTATCTTTGCTCTGAACCGAATGGTGAAATGGCACAGGAATTATATTTCGCAGAGTTGAGCCGCATAAAAACGCATCCTTCGCTAGATGAGTTAGAAGCAGAGCAGGCACGCCGCCTAACAAATGCTTGCACCTGACGGGGCGACTCATCTGTGCGGCGGCAAGTATTACGTAGACAATGTGCTTGGTGAAGTTTGTTGTCGATGCCAAGCGCCCCGCAGGTAAAGCACACCGTTGGGCGTATACTTGGCAAAAAGGAGATTTGAAAAATGGCACAAATAATAATCGTTGAGTACACATATATTTTTTATTGCGATGGTGATTTATTCGAGCAAAATACTTTTGGTTCTGATGAAGCCGCTATCAAGCACGCTAAAGCCGAAGCAGAGAAACGTGGCAAACCTGTAAAGGTTGCAAGATGGCTTGAATTTTAGTCGGGCAATACGCCCAACAAAGCGTGCACCTGACGTATGGTGGGCTTCGGCGTGGTGGACGGTTTTTCCTACACCCGCCACCATACGCAGGTAACGCAAACCGTTAGATGCCTCAGGAGCAAAATGAAAAACGCCGCTGGTGATGTCAATTGCGATGTGTACATTCGCCAAGAGTTGGAAGCCGCAAATATTCCAGTTGCAGAGATAGAAATCTTGCGCAGCAAAGGCGAAGTTCCATCAGCAATCATAGGTATTTTGGATGGATGGACTTTCCGCAGAGCCTGGTATTACTGGGTTGCAGAGTCAGACAGATCGGTTTTGCTTTTCAACTTTGCCAATCCATTGCACGAAAAGTACGGTGAAGCAGTTAGAGTTGATGGTCACTGTGCTTGCCCTGCTCCTCGTGAATACCTCAAGGAACCGTGGTGCATCGGCGTAAATCTCTACCACGTCGACAGCCAAGATGGTTTGATTGCGTTGGCAGATGCCATTAGGTCGCAGACGGCATCTAACACCGCGTGAACCCGACAAAAACTAGAGTCGGGCAAAATTATCAGGTTCGGCGTTCTCCGTTTTTGCGGGTTACGCAAACCGTTGGAAAGCCTAAGCCATGTTGAGTGATAGCAAAGTAAGAATACCAAACCAGCCGTCTTTCTTTCGTGGGCGTGTCCTTGTGTGGTTTTCGTGTGGTGCGGCTTCGGCTTGCGCGGCGAAACTCACGCTCGAACAGTACCCAGATGCAGATATTTTATACTGCGATACCTTAGCCTTTGAGCATCCAGACAACCGCCGATTTATTTCCGATGTCGAAAAATGGATAGGCAAGGAAATCAAAATATTGAAGTCTGAAAAGTATCAAGATATTTTTGATGTGTTCGATAAAACAGGCTGGCTTGTCGGTGTCAGTGGCGCACGCTGCACACAAGAACTAAAGCGCAATGTCCGCGAACAATATCAGGGCGTTGGCGATGTGCATGTGTTCGGATTCGGCGTGGATGAACTTGCCCGCCTTGCCCGATTTGAGCGTGACAATCCAGAACTTTACCTATTGTTCCCGCTCCGTGACGCTGGCATGAATAAGCAAGCCTGTTTGGATATGCTCATGCAAGCGGGCATTGAATTACCAGCCATGTATAAACTTGGATACAAAAATAATAATTGTATTGGGTGCGTGAAAGGCGCGAAAGGTTACTGGAATAAAATCCGCGTGGATTTTCCAGAAGCCTTTGAGCGTATGGTCAAGCAAGAGCGCAAAATGAATATCAAAATTCTTGATGTGTTTCTTGATGAATTGGAACCGTCCGCAGGTAACTATCATTCAGAGTTTGAAACTGAATGCGGTGTAGTCTGTGCGGCTTTTCCAACACAGCGTGCAGCGGACGCGATAGAGCCGCGCCGCTAACGCAAGCCGTTCTACGGCATCTTGCCAAAATAAAAAAAGGTGAAACATGTTTGAAAAATTACTGAAACAATGGGCTAATGAGCAAGGCTTCCAAACGTGGTCACAAGACCATGCGGCAGTTCTTCGCAATCTATCTTCCTGGCTCAATACTCATGCCGTAGAACAACTGCGTGCACTGGACACGCTACGCTGTGAGGAAGAAGGCTGTAAAAAGCCTGCCGTCATGTATTATTGTGAAACTCATGCGCCTTAGTCGCGTGCCAGTAACGCAAACCGTTGGGCGGACTGCTCAACAGAAAGAGGTAATATGTCACAAGCACAATTAGCACGTGGTTGTCAGTTCGGGAAACACGGTGAGCCATTTTTATGGCACGGTAGCGGTAATGATGGTGTAGATATTGCCATTATGCAACTCATCAACCTCGCAAAAGATAATCCCAGGTTGGCGCACGAAGCCGCTGAGTTTGTTGATGCCTGTGTAAAAGATGCCGCCCAACAAGGCATGCACCCGACACGCCCACAGCCTGCGCCCTCTACCTGCAAGTGTGGCTCTAAAGATGGCTATCATGCCGCATGGTGTAATTAGGCGTGCGGGTAACGCAAACCGTTAGAAGGCTAAAACATGTTCACTTTGCACAACGGCGATTGTCTCGAATACATGAAGGCTTTACCAGTCAAGGCGTTTGATTGCGTCATCACAGACCCGCCTTATGGTATCAATTTCATAAATGGTGGTGGTCGCAATCCTGCAAACGGCTGGCGCACTTTTTACGATGGCGAAGGCGATTGGGATAAGTGGAAACCAACAAAAGAATATTTTGATGAAATGTTCCGTATCTCAAACAAAGTAATTATTTGGGGCGGTAATTACTTCTCAAATCTTTTACCACCTTCGCAACAGTGGCTGGTGTGGGATAAGGGTCAGCGTGATTTTAGTTTAGCCGATGGCGAATTGGCTTGGTCAAGTCTCGATAAGGCTGTAAGAATTTACACATATTCAAGAGCCGCAATGCTCAAAGAAAGGGTAGAACATCCTACACAGAAACCAATATCACTTATGAAATGGTGCATTGAAATATCATCCGCTCAATCAGTTTTTGATCCGTTCATGGGGTCAGGAAGTACGGGTGTCGCCTGTATGCAAATGGGTATCCCGTTTACTGGTTGCGAAGTCAATGCAAAGTATTTTTCCATAGCAGAGAAGCGCATAAAATCGGCGGTCTTTCAGCCGTCGTTCCTTACGCCTTCTAACACAGCGTCCACCCGACAGGGGCGGGCTGCGCCTCAGTTTGATAACTTTGAATAATTTTATGGTCTTGCGTTCTCGCCCCTGCGGGTAACGCAAACCGTTAGGTGCTTCATGGCTAATAAATTCAATCACTTCAAATTGTGGCTTTATCAAAAGTTGGGCGTGGGCTGGTCTGCTCATTGGTCGCCAGATGGTAAATTGCTTGCAGTGTATTACCTGCCAACAATCGTCCGTCCTGGTGGTAGCGCACCTAACAAAATTTTGCACGCAGACGCGGCTATGCCGCCGTCCGCCGAGCCTGATTCTAGCTCTGATATTGTCCCCGCTGTTGAGTCTGATACTCTGCCGCGCTGGTAAAAACAACCGTTAGCCTGCTGAAAGGAATGGCGATGAAAATTGATATAGTAAAAAATGGCACGTTTGAAGTAGGTGATTGTCACGTTGTTGGCAAATTGCCCGAATCAAAACCGTATGTCTGGATTGGTGATAATAATGTTTGTTTGGCAGTCCTCGATAAACGTCAAATGAATCTACTCAACAAACAATGGGCGCAGGCTAACAAAGCGTGCATCCGACGTGTGCCACGTCGCGGCGTGAAAGCAAAAACCCGCAAGGCTTCGCGCCAGTTGGAACGTGTCGCATGTCCTGAGTATATTGAAAGCGTGCGGCGAACGGGGCTATGCCCCGAATGTGACAGCGAGATTTTGCCAACACATTTTTGTATGATGGGGCATTGGTGCAGTGAACCGCCCCGCCTCTAACGCATGTCCGTTAGTTGCTGTTTTGCTAAAAAAGGAGTTCCAAAAATGAGTTTTCCAAATATAATTTCGGGTTATGCCTGGCAATGTCCATCCTGCAAAACATGGTTTCCCACTGGTCAGTCTCATGCGTGTGGTGGAACCTATCAACCGTACATTGACCCATCCGTCTTGGAACGCATCGCAAAGGCTCTCGAAGAAATTGCATCGCAACTAACACAACGTTCACTGGACGCGGCTACATACGAGCGTGATGGCTTATTATTCTGTAAAACTTGTGGATCTGGCATGGGTGCGGTTGAAGATGCAACCCCGCGCCGCTAAAGCAAACCGTTGGGCGTTTCCTTGCGAAACAAAGGAGTCTTATGTTTGATGAAATCGTAAACGAAGATAAAATAGTAAACGAAATTGAAACACGTTGCAAAAATCCACTCGAAACACAATCCAGCATCGCGCAGAGTTACGCTAACATGTTGCGCTATTTGCACTTTATCTCGGATGACAAAATCAAAATTGCAAACAACGCAATCAAGGCGCGTTATCCATCCAAGAGCGGGCTTGCTCGTGTAAAGAAAATGGCTTGGGCTATCGTTGAAAAACGCCCAACATCGCGTGCACTGGATTTTCTTTAAGGCGCGGCAAAATCGGCTGGTCTTGCACAATCCGCAAACCAATAACGCAAACCGTTGGGCGGCTTCGCCCGAAATAATTTCCCCGCCGTCTGTGCCGCGAATGCGGAAGCTGCTCTAGGAGCGGCGGCGGGGTCTAGCAAAAGGAGAAACATGAGTGAATTAGAAAAACAGGCTTATGAATTGTGCCTAGCAATTGAACAACTCCCAGCAGGTGAGTATCAAACAAAATTGTCTGTTATGGCGAGCGATCTTTTGCAAAACATTCGCGCCGCCCAACAAGGCGTGCACCCGACACGCCCACAGCCTGCGCCCTCTACCTGCAAGTGTGGCTCTAAAGATGGCTATCATGCCGCATGGTGTAATTAGGCGTGCGGGTAACGCAAACCGTTGAGCAGACCGCTCAATAGAAAGAAATTTCACATGAATAACATACAAATTAAATTCACCCCCTTATCTATAAGAAAATGTGTATATCAATTTATTAGAGTAGGAATTGAAGATATTGGTAATCCTGTTATTATGGAAAAAGAAATATATCAATATTTTATAGATCACGACCCTCAAATTAGAGAATTATTAAATAAAGGGGAACCGTTTACAATGTGTCTCGTTTTGGACGAGCACAATTAGGCAATATCGAATGTAATCAATATCGAAACAAAATCATTTACCGCCCATGTATAAGGTATTGTGCTGGAAAGGGCGGTAACTGACATATAGGTTCCGGCGGTGTTGATTGCATAAATTGTGATAGTTGAAACACTAAGGGCGGCAAGCCCAGCAAATGTATTTGTGCCATAATCCTGCAACCAACAAGTAACAATAGGAAAACTTGCCGCACAGGGTGTCGAGGATGTAAAGGTAACACTACCAGAACAAGCCCCACCAGCGCCTAACGTATAAGTAATGACATTTGTACATTTCTTTCCTATAATATTAAACTTGGAAGAAATTATATTAGAGGCTCCACTAAATCCTCCTGGGGTAGATGTAAAATTTTGCCACTGGGGAAAACCAAACGGGCCTTCTGCATTGCTAAAATATATTGCGCTCGGGTTTCCAGCAAAAACATAATCGGTTGTGGCGTAAGTAGTGATAGTAGTTTTTCCGGTTCCCGAATTCCATACAGCGCTTAAAATTTGTTGATATTTTGTGGTTGTATCGGTATATTTTAGTTTTGTAGATTGTCCAACAACTCCCGATACGTCTACGTCAACCGTAAAAGTTTGATTTCCTGTTCTAGTTGGATTTGCCCAAGCAACAGGAACCCAACCATCGTTTGCAATACTTGTCCAGTCTGTACCATTTGATGTTGGAATGTTTCCCGAAGTTCCAGGCGCAACATCAACAATATTATGACTATCGTTCAACGCCTTTGCAGTAACATACTTTACATCGTCCGTGCCCGTATCTATATCAGTTCCAGCCGCCTTTGCGCCGCCGCTAGGTAACGCATCCATTACAACATAATCAACCCCATCGTAAACCACATCTGTAATCATGCCGGAAATAATGGTAGTAGCCGAACATGCAATCTTTGCACCCGTGCTATCGTATTGTTTCAATGACTTCGCGCCCTTGTTGTCACGGTTGAGGGTAGGAGTTGCTCCAGCAGTTGCGTTGAATTTCACGCGCCAATGTTCTAATGTTGCCAAAGCAGACGCTTGCGGAGTTGTCAGGGTAAACGCCGTTGAAGTCCCGCCCGTGGTGTATGTCACAAGCGCGTCGTCAAGGGTGTCAACTCCAATTTCAAGTTTATTCAGCAATGCGGCGTTTATGTCTGTGCCTGCAACAGCGACAGGCGTTGTTAATACGATTTGCATATCTGACTTATAAGCCGTGCCGCCGTTCTCTTTTATGTCGTAACGCGCAGCCTCAGTTAATACCTCATCGACGACGGTGTCTTTTATAAAAGTTTTCGCCATGTTATTCTCCTATTGCCATCCAAGCTACATTAAAAACAGTTCCGTTATTAAAGTTTGTTGCATACTTTATTCTTATATACGCCGATGAAGAATTTATGGCGGATGTTTGAACTATAGCCGGAACCGCTCCACCAGTAGCATAACTACTATCAGATATAACAGTCGCCAACACTATTGGTTTATAGGAAAATGCAACAGGGAAGGTGATGGTATTCTCCATTTTAGGGGTTGCATTGTCTGATACGGTAAATGTTGTTACACCAACCTGAATTTTTACATTTGTTGGTGTTGGTGTATATGTGGTTGTGCCTGGTGTATCCCAAACAGTAGAACTTCCGCCCTGTCTTTTTGAGATAATATTTGGGATAAACGATTGAATAAAATTTAAGAATGTTATTCTTTTTGTTTTGTTTACGTCAAGAGGCTCACTTATATCCTCAATGACTAAATTATCACCATCGGCAGGTGTTGTTAGTTCTGTTAATGCTGAAATTTTTATAATTGTTGGTGTCATAGGTAATTTCTCCAAGAGTTATTTCTGGTCAGTCCCGCGCCGCTTTTTGCTATTCCGGCCCGCACGTATCTCACGGGGTTAGTAGCGGGTGGGATGTAGGCGGGGACTAGTCCGCGTATGTCTGTTTGGGCTAAAAAGCCTTTTGTCAGGTCAATATCCATCTTAATTACAGATGCAAGGATTTTGTTGCCATATATTGCGTTGGATAAAACCACGTCATTTATTTTTGCCGTAAATGTTGGAAGCAACTTTACTTTCTGCAAATATCGCTGTCGGTAATAATCACGCACATTGTCAATTATCACCTGTCCATTGTTCGTGTTGACAAGCGTTGCGTCGGCTATTGTTAGAGTGTTTTTGTTGCTCGAATTCTCTATTCCCGTCTCATTGAAAACGTATGATCGTTTGCTGTCAATCCACGGGTAACCGGTGATCGTCACCTGTCCAGCTGCGGAAATGGTCAGATAAATGGCGTTTGGTCCCAAGTTATATTCGCCGCCCGCCTCGATGTAATCACCGTTTTCAGTCCCAATGTAATCGCCGCCCTCGGTCCCTAAGACTGACTGTGTATATCCAGGTCCGCTAATAACTACTGAGTAGTAAGGTTTTTCAAAAACAATTTTATAGGATCCAGCATCTAAATATTTATCGAATATCGTTTCAACGTTAGTGCCTTGTGTGTAATTATGCGAGACAAGTTCAATACTTGAAATGAGTGGCAATAGTTCGATGGGGGATTCTTTGCCTAGCCTTTCGTTGTCTTTGATTTTAGTCGTATAAAACAACTCAGGGATATTACTTTTTATCATCAGTGGCGATGTACGGCGAGAAGATACGACAGTTGCGCCGGCGGCGAAAGCGATGTGTTGTAAAGCCTCTCTGTACGTTCCTGCGGGGATGTAGCCACTTATTACAACATTTGCCAAGCTCGAATCAAGTTCACAGGAAAAATTTATTGGATAAAACACATCTTGCATAATTTGTTCTAATGCAAAGTTCTCCTGCCAAAATATTCCATCGAAGTCTATGTCAGCCAAAACACCAATAATATTTGATGCGGTAAATTCCAAGATGCTTTTACTTGGATTTTTCCATTTGTCCAAGTAAAACTTTCCGATTAGATTATTTGTTCCATCAATGTTTTCATAAACCAGAATTGGAAGCTTTTCTTTTAGCAATGAAAACGTATCCGAGAACATTGAAAATGTCCCATCAGTTGAAATAATCTTGAATTCAATTGTGTCAATTGGCAGTTCGGTACTGATTGAATTATTCTGCTCAATTAGGTGTGCGCTAATAACTTGAGTTCTGGAAAACTCAATAGTACCGCTGTCAAGTAAGAACTGAATAACCGGATAGGTAACAGACATTATGGGACCACAGTGGGAGATATGGCAATCACTGCAAACGACAAATTGCGAAAATATGGCGTTGCCCCGTCTTTTACCACCTCATCTTTTACGCCCGCAAAGTAACAATCAAACGTATTGCCAAGGATGGTTATTGTGTGTGATGATACTGGCTCGGATAGTTTCAAAAACAGCGCGGCATAATCCGACACATTGTTTGCGCTCATGCCCGCCTCGCAGTCATAGTTTACGTATACCCCTATTGGCTCGGAGTGTAGTACGCCATCCTCCGATCTCTCGGCGAATTTATAGAGCATGTCGGCTTTACGAGAAACAGCCTTAAGCGGGATTGCATAAGTAGTCGAATCAATTACTATACTCATTTCGTTACTCCGCTCTTAATCAAACTATTACCGCGCCGCATCTGTACCTTTTGTTGCCCATCGTAGATTAACTCATTGTCAAGGTACACAGGCATGTTGACGGTCATCTCCCCACTGCCCGCGCCCTGCATTTCCTCGCGCACAATCTGACGGATTAAGTCGGCTGGGGCTTCAATGTTCTTACCTGATTTTTGATCTCCCAGCATTGCTAAAAATTGGGCGTTTGGCGGGATTACCGCGCCCGTGGCAAGTCCTGGAATCTGCGGGGCGGAAATGCTGCCAATGGGGGAAAAGCCAGGTAATAAATTACCAACAGAGTTGGCTGCGTTTATGACTGAATTTATGCCACTAATAACACCTTCGACCATACCATTTACAATGTCTATAATGTTATTTATAACGCCCTTCACGAAACCTCTTACGCCCTCGAAGATATCGCCAAACTTTTGACCTACAAAATCCAATGCCTTGTCAAATATAACCATGAATGGATCGATGAAGTTGACCCTAATCCAGTCAAACAGCAAGCTAAATACAGCCTTTATTTTTTCCGGTACAGTCAAACTACCGCTTGAGATTGTTGACCACAATCCTAAAAACAAAGTTTTTGTGCTTTCAACCAAAGTAAAGAAGCCAACTGACAGCGGGTCAAAAATGTTTGTCTTGAAATTCGCGCCAGTTGTGTTATCAACAAACAAACTGTTCAGAATTCCATCAATGCCAGGCTTGAAATTGGAAACCAGCCAATCATTTATCAAACCAAACGACTGTTGTATTTTCTGCGAGGTTGTAAGGCTATCGTCTGTGAGAGTTGCCCATAAGCCAGTAAATAAGGTTTTCGTGCTTTCGATGATGTTCCAAAATCCGACAGAGAACGGGTCAACAAAGTTTTTCTTGACTGAATCCCACGCACCAGCTATTTCCTGACCTATCCACGTTCCCATCCACCAATCACGAATCGGCATGATCACATTGGCAAAAAACCAATCCTTGATATTTCCCCAAGTTTCCTGTATTTTACCTATCGGGTCATTCCACCAAGACCCTATTAAGTCTTTTATGGCTTGTACCTTCTCCATAATTTCATTGGTCACAGGAACCATCTGGGTTAATACCTTTGGCAACTCCGCCGTAGTAGCCACGCCTGAATCGGTAGGTGTTTGCAATACATTGATTTGATCAAATGCAGCCAGCGCACCTTTAGCGGCTTTCTCTGCTTTTTGGGTGTTCTTTGCCAAATCTGCTGCCGATCCAGAGACAACCTGTACAACCTGACTTTGTCCAAGAAACGCAGCGGTAATCATGGCGATTTGATTGAACAGCTTTATCAGCCAATCAAGCGCAATTTTGATATAGGGCACGGCAAACTGAATCAATGGCAGAAACGCGGCGGCGATTGAAAATTGAAGTTCTGTAAATTGGTTCTTTATTCCCTCAATGTCTTTAGCTAATGGCGTTCCCTTTAGGTTTGTGCTTATCAGGTTGGAGATTGAATCGCGGATGGAGCCGAAAAGACTACGCAGTGACGCACCCAGCACAAGCAACGCGCCAATGCTCAACGCCTTGAAAAACGCCTTAAGAGATTGCCCGAATTTAGCAAATCCTTCTGACATTTTCTTTGTGCCTTGATTGAAACCTTTCGAGTCAATCGCAGTATCTATACGGATATATCCGTCCGCTGTTCCGGCTGTAATTGCGACCATTATCTACCTGCCTGTTGTAACAATCTCTCAAACTCTGCGTTCGCTTCTCGCTCTTCCAGCGTCCTGTCGTCCACCTCTGGCACTTCGAACATTTCGCCCAGTTCACGCGCTGTTTGCTTTTCTTCTTTCGTTGCTTTCCCTGTCTTGACCCTGCGGCGAAGGTTTATCAGGTTGCAAAAGGTGGTATCTGCGCCCAAGTCCATAAATAGAGCAAGAAACTCCCACCAGTGCAAGTCAGCCATAGTCAAATCAATATTGTGAGTTTGCCTGAAGGCTGAAAATATCATGTCAGCGTCTTTCGAAAATGAATACAATCGTGGTGCGTAATTGTCACCGTCTGACACCTTTCCACCATTGAGAAACCAGCCGCATCTTTCCATTGCGGCTTTTGCGTCCCGGGGTTGGGTGACAAATAGGTTATGCAGCATAATGATTTGCTTTTCGACGTTGGACAATTCGCCGTCCTCGAATGCGAGGATGATTCTCAGACATGAGCGAAAATCGGCATTGATCTGACATATCTCTCCTGATATATCAATTTCAGTAGGGAGAGTGTCGGTCAGAATGTTCATTATTTCTTCTTGCCTTTTACGGTTCTCTTGTTGCGTTTTGCGCTTTCTGGATTGAGATAGGGAGATACTTTTTGTACGCGGGTCTTGGAGATGAAGGGCGAAATACCGTCAAGAAACTGGCTGAACATGTCCAGCGTCCGCGCCCCACCAAATACCTTGAGGCTCGTATCCTTGCCAAAGACCGAATCGATTCGGTCACAAATGTAATCGCATGAATCGCGCAATAAGGTAAGTCGTGCCGCCATATTGATAGGTAAACCATCTGCGTCAAGTGAGGTTATTTTCTCGTTCTGTTCTGCGCGTGCCTGATATTCTTTTAGTTTTTCTTCAAACTGCGCGATGAGTTGATAGAACTTTTCGACAAATATCAGGTCAGACGGATTGAACTCGATTACACGGGCGGGGTCGTCGTTGACCATAATTCTCTTTACGCCAGTGTCTATTTGTATTGATTCCATGTATTGCCTTTCTGAAAACCCGCCTTTCAAGCGGGCTTATAATTAGGATGCGGCTCTTGTTATGTCAATATGGTAAGTAACTGTCTCAGTTCCTACCGTCACATCAATTGTGAGGTGATTTACACCAACGTCAAGTGCGGCA